TTACACTAACTCAATAACTCTCATAAATTTATCTCTATCTTTTTTGCTTATTTCACCAGCCTTATAAGCTTGGTGTATCTTAACAGAGACTCCATTAATCTGTTTTCTACTTCTTCTGCCGTCTAATATCCAAGATTCATAACTATTAGGCCTAGATTGTTCTACTCCTGGTATATACGGAATTCCTGTTGATCGACATCTTGGATGGCCAGGCAAAAGCTTTCTTATCTCTTCTATTGTATATAGTTTATTGTGCCTAGTAAAACAATAGGCTGAGGTTCTACTATCTAGAGTAGCAATAAATCTGCACTGCTTTATCCCTCCTTGCTCATAAGTGTCAAAATTGGCAGAGTTAATAACTTGATTATACCATGTTCGGGTTGTATCTTCTGCTCTTTTATAGCCCATTTTGCCCACTTTAGCTAATCTGTTAGCAGTCTTGCGAGGGTTCTCTCCCAATGCTATACTTGAAAATATTTCTGACTCTGATCTAAAAGCTAAATCAGTCCCAAACTTAGCTAAGTACTCACCTAGTGTTTTTCCTGCTATAGTTGCATCATCAATTACAGCAGTCTTGATAGCCTTTGTAGGTAGCTTATCAAACTCGATTCCAGCTTGAGTGTTAAGTACATCCTGAACATATAAGCTTTCTTGAATATATTCATTCTTCAAGTCATCCCTAAGTGACTTACGAAAGTTTTCTTTATACTTCTTAATCTCTGCTCTAATCTGTGCTTTGAGCTTCATATCCCTATTGTACTTACTCAATTCAGATTGTGACCACTTACCGTCTTTATTGACTTTGATAAACATAGCATTAAGTCTATTTTCTATACGACCTAATGTTTCTTCTAACATTTTTACATATTTTTTAGATATCGATTCCTCTTGTAATCTCTTTTCTATCCGGTGTATTAGCATTTTTAGCCACCGCCATTAATAGAGAAATTTATATTTTCTTCTTGCTGTTTAGATTCTGATTCTATAGCTTCAATTACTACTTCTGGAGCCACAGAATATAATTCTTGTAAAAACTTAACTGCAATCTCATTAGGGAATAATCCAACTGGCTTTAACTTCTCTACAGCTTCTATCTTATCTTTTACACTCTCAGGTAAGACACTAGTAAATGATATATCGTGATCTAGTTCAGCTCCTCCAAGCATAACCAAAGCTTTATTATTTACTTCTATAAAACCTTCTGATATATCACTTCTAAAACTGTCAACTCTGGCTAGTATTTCAATAGCTACAGTTTTGAGAGCGTCTCCAGAAGGATTGCCGCTCGAAAGTATATTGGCTAATTCATACTCTGGATAATCATTTTTGATTTCATTTAGAGTTTGTTCTATGTCGGTATCCATCTTATCTACCATATTACCATTCATTTCAAGATATCTTAATTCATTCTCGCCTAAGTTTAATAATCTAAGATAAGAAAATTTATTATTACTTATTTTATCTTTAGATTGCTCATTTATAGATTTATTACTACCGCCAGAACTAGCGGTCTGGAAAGCTAAGGGGTCGCCGTGTAACCAAAACAATTTCTTTTTCATTGCTTTAATTTCATTAATTCTGTCAGTCTTATTGAATAATGGTTCTAGATTATATTCTGTTGTAAATTCTACAACTGGCAAGAATTCAAACCCTAAAGCTCTATCTATAGTAACTTCTTCACCCTCAGTCTCCTTGTACCACCTATAATTATCAGTAAACCAAAACTCTTTAACTACATCTACTTCTTCAAATTCTTCCTCTTCCATATTGAATGTTCTTTTCTTACCCTCTATCTTGCAATAACCATCTTCATATTCTACTTTAGAAGGTTCGTGATCTACTAATATGATTCCATTATCCTTCTTAACTAATTCTATATAAGCTTTGCGTTTAACAAGTAAATCCTCTGCTATCTTGTACTTTAATGATTGGAGATTATTATCATTCCACAATGCTTTTATTATAGATACTTTATTATCTTCTGGATTATCATCACTTGCAGATACATCTATTTTTTTCTTTAGCGATAAGTCTTTCATTACATTAACACACTTGGGGATAGGATTAAACTGTTCTGTAGTATGAGGGAACAAATCATAATCATTAATATAGCTACTGTCATATATCTCATTGTCATAAAATTTTTCTGCTCTTTCCATCGCATCCAAATTATCACCTCCTAAAATAAAAATAGCACCCTTAGAGGTGCCATGCAAACTATTCTCTTAATCCTTTCATTATCTCTTCTAGTTCATCATCAACTAAATGTGTGTATATTTGGGTCGTGGAAATATCGGAATGACCTAAAGCTTTCTTTACAGCTAATAAGTTTTTAGATTTCCTATAAGTATCAGTAGCAAATGTATGTCTCAAAGTGTGAGGCGTTACTTTTCTTTCAACATACTCATTCCCTTCACTATCAACTCTTTTAATTGTATCTTGGATACCAGCTTTATCAGCATATTTATATATCATCCTTCTAACATTTCTTTGATTTAATTTATTACCAGTCAATGATGTAAAAACTAAATTATTTTTATTTTCAGCCTCTTTTTTATTTAATTCTTTATTCTGTCTTTTTTTCCAGTTTGCCAAGATATCTTTTGTAGTTTGACCAAACCACACCACTCTATCTTTTCCACCCTTACCTTCTTTAACATCTATTGACTCTGCATTAAAATCTACATTATTCCATTTCAAGTTAATCACTTCTGATAATCTTAACCCAGTATCCAACATCAATTTAACCATAGCCTTATTTCTCTCTTGAGTCGGATATCTACTATTAAAAATTTTCAAGAAATCATTTTGCTCTTTATCGCTTAAAATATAAGGCAATTTTTTACTTCTTCCCATACGAACAACCCCTTTATACCTTTTTACCCTATTTTCTAAATTATAGGGTTTCATTCACTCTTGTATTCAGTATATCATAGAGGTTATTTATATTCAAGTAAATTAGGGTTTTATTCACGCATTTATTACCAAGAAGATAAATCTAAAACTTGCTCTGTAGCTGTTGCTGATTTAACATATTTTCTCAACTGCCAAGCTATAGCATTAGCAACAACCATATCCTTACCATTAACACTAACCTTACCTTTCTCATCATATAAAACTTCTCTTAGTTGTTCTAGTGTATGGATATCATATATAGTTATTTCATCATTCCTTATAGCTGAATCCAATTCATCAAGCATCAAATATTTGCTTTGTTCATTAGTAGTCCATCCCATCTTTTTAGATTCTTTATCTCTTTTATCTTTAAAGTTAGCTGTAAAATGAATATTTCTGTAGTTATTTTGATGATACACGGTATTGAGTGTAGACCATCCATGATTATTGTTCTCTATACCTAGATAAGTATTATTGTATCTCTTTCCATACTCGACTAATATTTCACCATATCTATCAGGGCTAAAGTGTCCATTAATCTTCAAGACTTGCTCCCAAGTATCCATCCTATAGAAAGAAGCCGAGCTATCATCTCCACCCTCAACCCCTTCTGCAACGTCACACCCTGCTACATATTGAATATTAGGTTGTGGTTCTTCGAATACAACTACACTTCCACCTTTTTCAGTCTTGTAGTCCTTGCGTAACCCTTTGAGTTTAATGATCAAGTTATCTATTATCTCAATGTTAAAGTAAGGTCTACCAGAATGTAAAAAGGCTTCTTTGTCGGTGCACGGATACTCTTGGCTTAACTTATCTTTTTTATCTTTCTTCTTATTAAAATACCAATATAACTGCTCTAGATCTAAATTGTGATTATCTCTTAAATTTTTTAGCTTAGTGAAAAACTTACTCTCTACGCCATCTATACTTAGTTCTTCTTCTATCGCTTGTTTAAATCTATCTTTATCTTTCTTAGTCTCAAAGTCCAGTCGATATTCAGGAGTTCTAAACCACTCATAAAATACTGGAATATAGTTGTTGTTACCTTCTTTAGCATCATCCCAGTAAGTCTTAAATTCATTATATCCATTTGCTGTAGTTTCCCATATCTCTATAGAACCTTTTGCGATTGCTTCTCCCAGACCTGCCATTATATCCTCTATGCTGTCCCAAAAGGCAACCTCAGAAGCATGAAAAAAGTTAATAGTATCAGAACGCCCAAACTCTCCACTACCTGCTGTGTGTACAGACCAACTAGAATTAATCTTGCTAAAGAATAACTCACGCCTGTTATTAAACTTCTCTGTAGGTTGTAATGATTCTGGCAACTTATCATAAGGATATTTAGCTTTCTTTTGGAATATATTCTTTGTTGCATCTCCCAAGTGAGCTAATGTATAGCCCGAGAAGTTGCTTTTTATGATAGTACAAGCTAACTGAAAAGATGTAATAAAAGAAGTAAACCCCTGCTGTCTACCTTTTAAAACTATAAATTTAATGTGATTAGTTAAGCCTTTGTTGTATTTTCCTATCTGTTCCATTAGTCTCTCTTTAAAATCTTTTTGCACTTCATTTAAAAAGAAAGGTACATCATTCCTGTCTTTATTAACTATCATAAAGAACAACTCTATTAATATACTCGGGTCTCTTATAGCTTCATTTAATATCAACATTCCTTGCTTAGTCTGTTGGCTTATTTCATTTGCATAAGCTAGCCTAAATTCTAAGTCTTTCTGTACGCTTTTATATTTGTTCCATCTAAGTTGTCTGAGTTTGATTAATTGCTTTGAGGTATAAGCCTTAGACATCTAATCGCCCTCTATCTGATTTAGAAGGTCTGAATCTTCTTTTATTATATCTTCTACCTTTTTATTAATTGCAACATCTAAATCTTTTTTATCTCTCCACTTTTTAGGTTGTCTATTAATTAACCACATTTTAATAGCCCCTACATCTGGCTTGACTTCTTTGGTCACTTCTTTTGTTAATTCAAAACTAGACTCATTTGTTATCGGATTAACCACTCTTTCTTTAGTTACCTCTTTATACTTGTAGCCGTTGGCTCTTTTGTATAAGCTATCCTCCACCTTATAGTCGGCTTGGATTTTACCCCGCTTAACTACCTCCGAAAACTCTGTAAACTTATCTTTGTATTCGTATAAAGTAGAAACGCCTATTCCTAACTCTTTAGCTAGCTGGTAATCGGTCAACCCTTTTCTGCACAACTCTTCTACTTCATCTAAATCTATATCATCATACTTACTCTTTCTTCCTCCAGCTTGTTCATAGTCAGGTTGGTGCTGATAACAATAATCAGACTCTTCCTGAGCTTCTCTACTGCATTGCTTTCCTGATTTAGTTTGTCCTCTGCATCTATTCATTGTTATTAGCACCTCCTATTTCTAATCTATTGATTGTACCTCTGTTCATTTGCTTATTGGTTTATTAAATATTATAATGTCTATAAAAGGAATTAATTTCCTTTACCTGCACCATATACTAAAAAATATGGAGAGTGATGCCATAGTGGCTAGAAAACGAGTATCTGTAACTAAAGAAACTTCTACCGGTAGGAATATCGGTTTTAAAGATAACTATACTAAAAAGAAATATTCTCAAGATAAGTTTGTTAAAGCTATCGAACAAAATAAAGACGGGTTAGGAGATAAATACCACGTTAGAAAGATAAATGGCGTTAAGACTCCATGTTCAAACCCTGATAGTAGTACAGATAATAATTTAGACTAATTAACTTTCTGGTGCAGGTTTTCTCTCCAAAATAACTTTATATCCTTCATGCTCGACTATCTTTTTATCATTAATTACTGCCAAAACTCCGCCTTCGTTGTCTGTTATTGTTATACTATTAATCTTTTCTTCTCCGACTATCATCAGCATTACCTCCTTGGTTTACAATCCTTGCATATCTTTTAATATCTGATCTTTAGCCACTTCCAATAATCCAACTGCTTCAGTATTATTCATATTACTCCATCTAGCTATTATAGTTTCATCATCCATTATCTGAACCGTTACTATTGCTTTAATCTCGCTTTTGCTTTTAGATAAATCTTCAATCAATTGCTTAGAAGTGTATTCACCATTCTTTTTAGCTTTCTCTTCTTTGAGTTCTACTACCTTACTCATTCACAATCAACCCTCCTTACTGCATCTCTAATACACTCTCTCAATCCTATCCCAACTACAATAGTAGGACATATCAAAAACAATATATTGATCATTTTATCACCCCAAATAAAAAAGCACCCTCTCGGATGCTTTTAGCTAAATATTTCTTTGTAAATGGTTTACTATATCTGTTTCTAACAAACATTTTAATTGTTTCTTATGATCTTCTTCAGACTTCCCTCTTATTTGAGGATAGGTTTGGGGACTATATTTTTTACCATCAACCCAAACTTCTCCCCAACAATACAATCCTATGTGGTCTTCACATAAAGCACAACTAGCTGTATAAGTATCTCCATCTACCTCTAAGTATATCTTGAATCTTTCTATTATTTTTTCATCTGAATACATGGTATCTCCTCCTCTTTGTAATCAACTCTAGTATATACTTACATATAATTCAAATTAATCCTTTTTACTATATAATAAAAAGCACCCGCTACTGATACGAGTGCTTAAGAAAGGAGGAAAGATTTATGTTAATCTTCAATCATCGAATTTAAGAGCAGTGCTTTAATGAGTTCTCTGCTCTCATTATACATTCTAACATACAAAAGTGACTTTGTGGTGTCACCAAAGTGCCAACATAGTGCCAAACTATATTATTTTGCACCTGCCTAAGTCTATGTGTATGCACAATTGGTCTAGAGTATTTCTTTTCTTTCTTTTGACTGTCCTTTCTGAATGTCCTATTTTTCCTGCTATTATTAAAATGCTACATTCGTCAATATAGAATAGCTCTAATATCTTCTTTCCTTCTCCATTTATCATTCTAAAAGCCAATCTCATCATCTTCTTTATTCTAATCAATCTGTTCTTCTTCCATAAAGCTCTCCTTCTGTTATTATCAAATTGCTCTATCACATTAACACCTTGCCCTCCGCTCCCTCCTGTGCAACTACTATAATCAGTTCCTCCTGTTGCTGGTTCTGATTCTGCTTTAAGTGCTTCAAACTCTATCATAGTTTCTAGCTCACCAGTAAGGTATAACTTGACTAGTTCTGCCATCTGCTCTCTATCTTCTCTAGTTACTTCTTTCTCTTCTATTATCTTAGCTGCCATCATTTGCATACCCCCTTGTTATTTACAACATCCCAATAAGATGCCTTGTGATTATTTAATAAGTAATCAGATTCAATTATCCTATATAATTCATCTAATTTACCACTTTTACCACAACTACAATTCCACGTATCCTTATTGATATCAATTCTAGCCTTTTCACTTTCACAATAAGGACAGATTACTATGGCTTCTATATGTAACTTTATATTTTGTAATCTACATATCTGTTTAACTGTCCCTAGATTACTCATATTTTACCTCCATTTTTCTGATAACCTTTCCTGATCCTGCTGCTAGACCAGAAAAGGCTACCAGTTGAATTTATTCCATAAAATTATTAAATTGGTTCCTAGTGTTACTTCCATATCCATATTTATTGTGAAAATTATTATGACATTTTTCGCATAATGTAATTCCATTGTTAATAGCTAATCTTAAATCTGGATTATCTCTAAAACTTTCTATGTGATGAGCTACTAAATTACCGCCTTTATCATCACCGCACTTTTGACAAGTAAAATTATCTCTTTCATAAACTTTTAATCTCCAATTCTTATAACCAAATATACTTCTTCTTTCTTTTCTATCCTCTTCTGTCAGCTCAGGGTTATAACTAGGATTATTTTCTCCACCTAAACTTTCTAAATAACATTTTTTACATCTATTCCCTCTATGCAAAATCCCAGTTATCACAGCTTCATATGATTCATGTTTAGGATTTGGACATGAAATAACAGCTTTATCTTTAATATTTATATAACCATTAATATCATCTACCCTAACCAATTTATAATTATCTTTTTCTATAGTATTTCTTAAATCGTCAACAGTGTACTTTCTGCCAATTGTCTTCTTGTACTCTTCATATTCTTCAGGAAACCATCTTTCTAACCTACTACGTATCACATAATTAGAGCACCCAAAATATTCTTCACAATCCCTAATACTACAATCTAAATCAAAATATAAGTAATATAATTCTTCCTTATTTATAAATTGTGACCATCAAACTCTACTTAACTTTAAATCAAATGCTTTAGAACTAATAGCCTTCCATGTTCTTTTAGGTAACATTTTTAATATGTTCTCTTTACTAGCCTCCATATAATTTTCTTTAAGTAATTTGATTTCTTCATCAGACCATTGACCAGAACGATTAGTTGGCTTTGGGCTACATTTATAATATGAAACTTCTCTTTTTATACCTAATCTTCTTGCTTTAGCTCTTATAGATCTATTAGTTCTATTTGGGAAAGCTCTTTCTATCTTTTCCCAAGTAGACTTAGGATACAGTTCTATTAACTTCTCTTGCTCTTCTTTGCTCCAGACATTTCTATTTAAACCAAGTCGGTTAATTTGGGTTATTATAGCATCCCAGCTTCTATTAAACTCTTTACATAAAAACTCTTTATCTTTACGATAATTTTTTCTTAATTTTATTATTTCTAACTCAGACCAATAATTCTTTTCTCTTCTAACTCCCAATTGAAATGCTTTGGCCATTATATTATCTTTAGATCTACCAGGTAATTCTTTTTGAATTTTATCCCAAGTGCTATTAGGATAAAGCATAGTTATTCTTTTCTCTTCTTTTTCAGTCCATTTAGCTCTTCTTAAGCCCAATCTATTAATTTTAGTTTGTATAGCAGGCCAACTTCTATTAAATTCCTGGCATAATAGTTCTTTGTCTTTAAAATAAATTTCCTTTAATTTTTCAACTTCTTTTTTTGTCCACCTCAAAATAAATACACCTCATTTATACTTATTCTTGATATATAACGCCTTTTAAGTGGTGTTTATCAGAAAAAGTTTCCCATCCTTCTTGATGAGCCTTAGAATGACAAATAGAACATAAGCTTATTTTTAAATGTTCTGAATCATCATATTTATTTCTATTAACTCCCATACCAATTGTCTGTACATGATGTACTTGTACAATTGTGCCTGTGCCTGTTATTTTATCATAATTATTTTCAGCTCCACAACAGCTACAAATTCTGTTCTTTAGACAAATATAAACATATCGCTCAATATCATCAAACATGGTTTTTGGATGCTGTTTAAGTGGCACACTATTCTTAAAACAAAAGTCTATTAAAAACTCTATAAACTCACTTGCTGTTTTCTTAGGACAATCACTCAAACTAAATAACTCTGCTGTCTGATATGATTCATCCATTACTAACCCTTTCTTTAAAGTCTCCTTTAAGCTCTTTACCCCTTGACCAGTTTCCCTTTCTATATCATGGAGTATTGCATAAATCTTTTTTCTTTGCTCGGGGCTTATTTGATTTAGTATCTTCTTTTGCTCATCTGCATCTATATTTAATTTTACGGTTAGATCTATTTCATCAAATTTATAGATATTTGGCTCAAATAGTTTAGCTTCTTCCTGATCTAAATAAAAAACTAACCTATAAAACTTTGCTCTCTTTCTTCTGCTTTTTAATATACAGTTAATTTTATAAGTTTCTCCAGTTCCAGTAGCTATCAAGGTTAGATTAAGTGGCTTATCTGAAAAATTATGAATATTCTTTTGTACTTCTTTCTTATGTGAGTTATCTATCTGTAATGGTAAATTCATTCCTCCACTTTTTAATATATCGTAGAATCCTATCTCTGCTGGAAACTCCACTCTACCACAACCTTTCTTTCCTAATATAAATGGGTATAAATAAAATCCAGTAAGTAGTTATCTTAAATCCTTCCTTACGAACTATTTTCTCTGTTTTTCTGAACATTCTCTAGCCTCCTTTTATATTTGGTTTTTGCCTTTTTGAGTTATTCCATGCTCTTGGGCCAAACCAAACTATGAGAAAATACGAGCCTGTCCTTCGTTCTACCAGCCAATCCTATACTGGAGATGGCCAGTAGATAATTAAGTTCTATTCCCAACCATCTACATAATCTTCTAAAAACATTTGCTCTTCTCCAGCAATATTCTCTACTTTATAGATTGTCTTAACCTCTCCAAAAACTTTAACATCTTCACTATCGATATAATAAAACCATTCTCCACCAATACTTACCCTTGAATAATCTTTGGCCATCTTTATCCCTCCTAACCCGAACATTATTTATTCCAGGAAGAGCTGAATCTAACCCTATAGACGAACATTAATTAAAGAATCCAGCTGATAACGTTCGTTAAATATCTATACTAAACTTTTCATCTCTTTCCTCAATAGTAACTCCTTCAATCACTTCTCCAGTATCCTTATTAATGGCCATCCCATTTACAACCTCAACTAATTTCTTAAACTCTCTTTTATTTACTGATTTATCAACCTTAATTAAGTCATTAAGACCTGCACCTTCAACTGACTCTACTAGCTTATCATTATCATAATTCCACTTTGGTCTCTGTGATCTAAACCTCAAAGCTCCAAATGGTAACTTATGAGTCTTTAATTCAGGGTCTTGCTCTTTTAGCTTCATTGCATATTCAGTAAGTATCCCTTTAAAGTAATCAATAGACTTATTAATGGTTTCTGTCTCCTGCTCTAACCAGTTATCAATCATTTCTTTCCTCTTAGCAGCTATCTCTTCTTTATCTTTCTTCTTGGCTTCTAACTCTCTTAATTTCTCTAAAGCCCAATCTGCCTTGGCATCATCAGTAATCACAAATCTTTCTTGCTCTTGGTTCTCTTTCATCTCTTCTTTTAACTCATTCATTATTGATCATCTCCTCTTAATAGTCTTTTTCATTACACTCTATTTCCCAGCCACACTCGCACCAAAGATTACAAGTATCATCTTTAACCTCATATTTAACTATATCTTTACCACAATCAGGACATTTTGAATATTTTCTAAACAACTTTATTACTAGGGTTGCTCTCATGAACTCTCTTCCTTTCTGCTAAATAATCAGCCATCATTAATCTCCTCCCATTCTCTTCTTCTTGATTCTAATTTCTTTTTATGATCATTCAACAAACTTTCAAAACTAATATTATTTTCATAGCAAATCCAATAAGCCATTTCTAAACATTTCTGAATTAAAAATATAGCAAATTTATAATTACCACGGTTAATTCTAAACCTCTTTATATTAAGTGTTATTGATATTCTTTTTCTTCTAATATTGGCTATAGCTTCTTCTTTATCGATCTTAAAAAGTGGTATATGCCCCCCTTCAATATCTATTAATCCCACTGTAACCTGTGCCACATCTAGATATTCACTTGCTATATCTCCTGGGCCAACTGCTTCTTGAACTTCTTCATACTCACCAACCATATACTCTATCTGTTCTTCTCTGTTTTGATCATCTGGATAACAAGGCTCTAATCTAATCTCCAAGCTTATCACTCCTTCCACTCAAGACTCTGTATATATCTATCTCTCCATATATAGATCTTTGGCTTTTCTTCCTCTTCATTAAAATCACAATCAAAACTAAATTTATAATTAACAATATTGTAATTACTTTTATCACAATATCACTCTCCTTTTTTTGAGTGACTAGCCACCACACCAGCCACTCACATGTGCAAACCTGTTATTCCATTAACTATATTTATCATTCTGCCACCCAGTCCTCTAAGACTCCATGTTCAAACCCTGATAAGGGGAACTTGGGATATGGGTAGCAAATATAACTTGGACAAGCTATGTTGGCTCATATAACTTATAGAAGTTATATTGTTTTATTTTTCAACTTTCCTATATTTTGTTGCCTTAATTTAGTTATGGCCTCGCCATGTTTCTTTCTCATATCGATCCCACTAATTTGAATTGGATCTCCATTTTTACCTATCAATCTACTTACATGATCAGGAGCTAATTTCTTTTCTAAACTATCTAAGCTACAAGTAGAATTAATAATGGTAGGCCTCTTATTTTCAATTCTGTGATTTATGATAATAAACAATTTATCTATTTCATCAAATCCAAATCTTTGAGAATTCAAATTATCGATAACTAGAAGATCTACTTCCTTGGCCGATGTTATCAAATCAGATGTCTTTTTGTCTGGATCATCATAAGTAGCTTTAATATCATCATAAAACTCTTTAGCCACTACATTAACCACTGTATGATCTTTCTTGAGTAATTCCTGACTAATAATATGGCTTAATAATGTTTTCCCTCTTCCACATTTGCCAACAAAAGTTAGTCCAATTCCTTTGCTTTGATAAAAATCAAAGTTTTCAACATAGTCCATTGCTGCATACTTAGCTTCTTTCTTGCCTTTTAGCCATTTAAAATCATCAAAAGTTTTCCCTTCAAATTCTTCTCTTATCTCAGCAGCCTTAATACTATTCTCATACTTCTTTTGCTCCTTTTGTTTTCTATCTTTTAATTTCTTTTGCTCTAAACATTTACAATCGTCAGCTGTGAAATTATCTCCTTCTTTTTTCACTACTATCTTTTTATCACAGCAAATATTACAACTAAACTGAGTTTTATCAGCATTTCCATTCTGTAGCTCCCAAGCTTGTTTCCATTTGATTTGCTTTATCTTATTTACCGGATTAGAGTTCGTCGATTGATACATCGATCTCTTGAAGTTCTGGGGCTTCAAGACACCCCTCTCCGTATTCTGATTTATGTTGACTACCTTCATTGAGTCCTCTTGAATTATTTGAGCTATGCTTTCCATTTACACCATCCCCTCTCTTAGGTCCATCTCTCTCATTTAGATATTTTTTAATCTTCCAGGGCTCATCTAACTCTTTGCTTAGCCAATCATTAAGGGTTGTCTGCAACCACTTAAAGCCACTAGCATCACGCTTGCCACCTTCTTCTATGGCCATAACCACTATATCAGTACTCAAACCATCTTCAGAGTAAGAGTCTAATAATTCTACCTGGTAAGGACTTAAGCATCTACCAAAGACTTTCTCGTACATATCAAAAACTGGATCCTTCTTTTTATTGCTTAGAGATTCCTCCTCGCACGTGTGCGCGTTATCTTCTTCATCATGGTCTTTATTCTCTTTCTCTTTCTTATTCAAGTTCTTATTCTCTTTCAAGTTCTTATTGGTGTCCGTAGTTTGACCGTCAGAAACCGTACGGTCTCCCTTTGAATTTTCTAACTCTTCCTTTCTATTATCTTGGCTATTCCCTTCACTTTCCTCATCGTCAATATACCTATTTAATACGGTATCACTAACATTTCCTATAGTCTCTATGTTTGTGTGTTCGGAGTAGTTTGGCATAGCTTTATAATCTATAATGTAACCTCCAGATTGCCTTTTCTTATTGTTAGGAACATATACCACCCAATTAGGTAAGGGTAAGTTAGGCTTAGCTGGACTTCTAAGTGACTGATGTCTATGGAAGTTCTTAATATAATAATACTCTCCCTCACCAAAAGAAATCAGTTTGCCTAACTCTACTAATGCATTAGTCCATTCTTCTATATCATCAATTGAAATATCATCTAAAGGAAAAAGTAACATTTTGTAAGCTAATGGATCAGCTTCAATTACTCCACTATCTTCTGCTAATTGCCAGAGTCCTTGATACATCATCCTGCCCATTGCTGGTAACTTCCTTATTAATCCTGTATCTGTCCAAAAATCTGCTTTGACTAACCTGTTTTTAAGTTGCATTATACCCTTCCTCTCTTTTAAACTATAAATAGCATCTTTCCAACCAACTATATATAAGTTAAAACTTAAACTTCTCAATATTAACGTTTCTATATTAGAGCTTTATCGCTTAAATCTTAAATCCATTATGCACTTTGATCTTCTCGTATATTACTAACTGATTCTAAGTTTACTTTTAACCACTTAATAAATTTATCTGCTAAATCATAAGTACAACTATTACTACTTAAACTAGCTAATTCAACTTGATACTTAGCTGAAAAATCTTTCATCATTTTCTTTCGTAGCTGATTAACTGTAACTGCCACACCTTGTTTTTTCATCCAAGATAATATCTCATTAATGATTGCAAAGATTCTTTTCCTTTGACCTTTGCTAATGTAATTTACTTTCCCATACCCCTTCTCTCCAAAACTTCTTGAGCTGCCTTTTTATATTTTTCTTTATTAGCATTCTTAGCAACCCATTTCAAATAATCTGTATCTATATCTTTAATTTTAGTTCCTTTATGCTTTCCAAAAGGTAATTCAACCTCTCCTGGATCATCATTATTAGTAGATTCTCGATTACTATCCCCATTAGATCGATTATTCTTTTGGTCCATCATATCGTTTAAAGCAGGATTAGCAAATCTCATTCGTAAAGCTAATTCTAAATCTTCTGCAGCTCTTTTAATCATGTTTCCTCTAGCACTTTCAAAAGCATCACCTAATGATTTAATTGATCTATCCTTATAACTTTTAGCTTCATTACCGTCTCTATCTTTTCTCTTTTTTACTACTTGAAAACGACCAGTAGCATCTTTAGATATATCTGGTAGATTCCCTGGAGTTCTAAAAGTAACATTTCCTCTAACAATACATTCATAAGTCCTTTCTTCATAATACTGATCATAGATCTTAACATCCCAGAAAGGTCCAAAAGCCTTATTTAACCTTTCTTTCACATCCTCAATTGGAGTATAGCGATTGCCCTCATTATCTTTTTGTATCTCAATAGGTTCAGTTATTATCTGGTGTGCTGCTTCCCACCATTTAATTGGATCGGTTTCTGTTATCAATCTACACCACTCTCCTTATAAATTTTGATGTAGTAAATCTACGAGAGTGGGAATTATACCCCATCTCTCGATTAAGTGAATCCTCAAGCATTTCCACAAGTACAGTATCGCTCATACTAATTTCTACATCACCATATCTGAATAATATCTGGACCTTCATCTATATCACTCTACTCAGCTTATTAGAAAGCTCCACCTTAGTTATTTGTCGCTCAAATTTATCTTTTAATATATATTCAATCTTATTTTCATCAACATAATCAACAATTTCAATAATATCGATATTATGAATCTTTTTAGCTTGCTTTATATGGGTCAGCAAACATAGACCTAGCTGTTTATTTATCAAATCATTATCTACTACTCTTCTTCTATATTTCGACACTTGATATTGAATAAGCCGTATAACAGGAATAACCTCCCAATGATCGCTTACGTGATCATTAGATAACTTCAATCTTATCTTACAATCTGACATAATTTCATATTCCTTTAGGTTACCTTTTCTAATATTGCTAATGAAAGTCTCTAAATGATTCTCATCATTTTCTAGAACCCGAGTTTTTCCGTTTTTGTACACCTGTATAATCTCATAGTAACCCTTTCCAATATTTTTCAAGGCACCTCTTAAATTGAGCTTCATAACTTCCTCCTCAAAGATTTCTCTAAATTCTTTTATATCAAAATTTCTTTTAATTCTTTTAGATGTAGCTTGGTAATGTTTCATTGCTATTACCTCCCAAATTTGATATAATAAAAATAAGTTAAATTTAATAAGCGTTTGAATACCTTAACTCATCTGTTGTCGCAGGTGAGTTATTTCTTTTTAAAGCACCATTTTTCTTGAGTTTAAAAATATTTTTGCTTTTAGTCCTTACTGGATCTAGCTCATACTTCTCAGCAAATCTAAGTATTGCAAATTGACTTGCAGGATTCACATCATAAACTTGCTCTAGCAATTCTGTCATTATTTCAAACTCTTTATCTGTTAGATCTTCTCTACTTCTCTTATTAATAATTCCCATTGTTAATAACTCGTCCACTGCCTCCATAGCTTCGTTAAGTTCTTCCTTTAGCTTAACTAATACTGCAAATGGATTCTTATTTGCAGTGTCTAAATATGGGGCACAGAATATATTAGTCTTGCATTCTTGACACTTCTCAACTCCTAATCTCCATGACTTAGATTTTTTTACTACTTTATCTACTACAAAATCAGGAATCCTTTCCTTCTTTCTTTCCATATCTGATATTGAGCTTTTACTATAACCAACAAGTTGTCCAAATTCTGTTTGAGACAAACCTAAATTAATTCTTGTTTCTTTTAAAACTGTCGCTAAACACATTTTGATGTCACCTCCTTACTAAGATTACGCCTTTTATGGAATCAGGTTCTATACTTTCCACTTAAGTAATTGCTATAATATAACTAAGAAAGATAAGCTATTACTTTCCTGGTTAGCCCAAAGCTAACTAACCTCTTTAGAAGGGTAAAAGATCTCATCCCATTCTTTTTCTAACTCTTCTAAAGCTTGATCTAACTGCTCTTCTGTTTCTATTCCATATTCTTCAGCTAAGACTTGTCTTAGCCATTCTGCTTTTTTACTTATAATCTCTTGACCATTTTCATCTAAACAATCTTTATAAGTCATACTCAATTCAAATCACTCCTTTCTATATAATGATATTTTATGCTTTTTACTACTGCTGCTTATATTATCAACTGACTTTTTATTTGCAGGTTTTCCTTTCTTTGTCTAGAATAACAACTCATGAGGGAGAGGTTAAAACTAAACACTAGGTGGTAAAGTGAAAAATGATGAAATTGCTTTACAATTAACTCTTAAAGTTTTAGAACGTAATCAAAATTCTAGTTCTTTGTTAACACAAAATTCTAATTCTAACGAAAACTTGGCTAATGAAGTAGCTAAGTTCTATAAAACAATTTATAGAGCAGTTAAAGAAACTAAAAGTAAAAATAAAGATAATGCAGCAACAACTCAATATATTTAATTTCTAAGTAGAAATAAAAATCTCTCCCTATTACCACCTAATCACAAATTTGTTTTTTTAAGTTTAATAAAAAAATCACCTAAACATATGATAGAATTATTCACTATCTCTAAAGTCTTTAATTCTGCATCCGATAAATTTATTTTAGATTTTTCCAATAACTCAGCATTAACTTCACACAACTCTTCTAATTGCTCTTTTAATATTTCCGATACTCTCTTTTCACTCACGATTCTCACCTCCCCTCATAATCTCGCTTAATTCGGCCATACTACTAACTGGCTTTTTGGGTTGCAGATCTTCGCTCTCCTTCTGTAGAATGTTAATTTTAGGAAGAGGGTGTTATTTATGAGCAAAATCAAAACATTGGTATTAACCTGTCAATACTGTAATCACGATAACAAAATACCTATTGGCAAAATCAAAGGTGAAAAATAATATAAGTGTTCAAATTGCAATAAGTACTTCGCTAAAATTAATGAACTTCAAATTAAAGGGGCTATAGAAGCCTTTGAAGCTGTTGAAAATGTTGATGTTGACCAATTCCGAAAACAGGCTCAAGCAATTAAAGACTCCTCTAAAAACTTATTTTAATTTTTTAATCCTAATGGTTTCCTCGCCTTCACGAATATATTTTAGATTGTTTTTGTAATCGCGAATTTCTAACGAACCATTATTAATAACTGTTAGTGGCTGTTCTGGAACTCTCTCTTCCAGTTCAGCTACTCTTTTTTCTAGCTCTTTAATCTTCTTCTCTAAATCACTCACCACTCTCACCTCTCTCTCATAATCTTGCACATAAATATTCATCCTCTTCTAGCTAGCAACTTCAATCTTATTTATACATTTACCTAATCCTTCAACCATCTTGTCTGCACAGCTACCCTCTAACCCTTGCCTTTGAATATAAGTTACTAAGTATTCATGGACTTCTTTTGCTCTAACTAACAATTCTGGTGCATTAGAAATTAATTGCTCATTTAATTGCACCTCTGCAACTCTTTCTTCAAAATCTATTTGTTCAAGCTCTGCCACTATTATTAGAATCTCTTCAAAGTTCTTATCTTTAATAAACTCCCGTAGTTCTTCATTATTTTTAGGATGATTATTTCTGACCCTTTTGAATAAATTACAAACTTCTTCTGTTGACTCTTTAGAATTATGAACTTTAGCCACAACTCTCCCCCTCTCATACTGACCAACACCATAGGTTATACTATTAACTGGCTTTTGATTTTGTTTCCTCTTTGGTAACTGGTTTTAAAAAAAATAATTCTTCTATCGTTAGATTAAATAAATCTGCTAATTTTTTTGCTTCAGACAATTTAAATTCTGACTTACCATTTAACTTTCTATTGAAGGTTGTCTCTGCTAACCCTAAGTAATCTGCAACTTCTTCTTGGGTAGAGTCGCTTTCAATTATGAGAATTTTCAATTTAGTACAAACAACACCTGGCATACAACACCTCCTCCTGTTACCTTATTGGAAACTTAACTTATTTATATTATATTACCTTTTTGGTAACTTGTCAACTTTTTTCGGTAATAAAATTATATTTTCGGTAACTAAGATTACATAAATGGTAACTTATAGTATAATAAATATGTAAAGGAGGTAGTATTATGTCGACTTTTCCTGAAAGATTAAAAAAATTAAGAATAGATAATAATAAAACTTTAGATGAAATGGCTGGAGATTTAAATACCACTAAAGCTACTTTATCAAGGTATGAAAATGGAATAAGACAACCTAAAATGAATTTTACAGAAGAAATAGCAGATTACTTCGATGTATCAGTCGACTATCTTCTAGGACGTACAGATCAACGACAAAATCCAAATAATAAAATTAAGTCAGCAATATCTGATGATCCAGAACTACTTGAATTTTGGAAGGAATTAGAGAAACGTGAAGACTTACAGTTGTTGTTTAAACAAACTCGTGATCTTAATCCTAAAACTATTCAGCGAGTAGTTAATATTATTAAAGCCTTTGAAGAGGAAGAAAGAGAGAGACACGGAGGATGAAGCCACCCAAAGCTCTTCTTTCCTCCAACAAACATGAATTACGTAAGTTCTTAGCTAGATTGCATAAATGGGCAGAACAACAAGGAATTTATATTAGACAAGGTAAATTAGGGCCAAGATTGCGAGGCTTCGTTTATTGTTCTGGTTATGGGAATTATCTTATAATGATTGAACAAAATATTACTTTAGAATTACAAAAAGAAGTCTTATTACACGAAATAGAGCATATCCTTTATGATATGCCCGAGAGCTCATATACTATTGGTTTAGACATGCAAAGATCAAAGATTGAACAGAAAGCAGATTCATTTGCTTTTAGTCTACTTGCCACAATAAGGTAG